GCGTCCGATCAGTGGAATCATGGCCTCGGCGAGCTCTTCGCGCCCGCTCCATTCTTGCTGGGCAACGACAGACTGCTGGGTCACAGAAAATCCTTCCAATTCAGCCGACTCGCAGATCCATAAAGTCGGTTGGCACCGTGGGAAGCACCATTGCTTTTGCGGTGGTACGAGGTCTACAGGATCATCCTCGCAAGTACTAAGTACGCCTTCCATTCTAAACGGCGCAGAAAAATTCAGGGCACGAGTCACTGTGAAACTTCTCACCAGAAAGGCTGGAGGGGATGAATGGGATGGCCGATACGCCGGGTTTTGTCGCGCCGAAGCGGGACGGTCATCTATCTACGACTGCCGTTGCCGGCAGCCTCTAGCGGTCCACCCGACTGCATGGGGCGAACAGCCCTCATAACGCAGTCTGTCTGACCTTGCTCCGAGTGGGGTTTACCGAGCCATTCCGGTCACCCGGAACGCTGGTGGTCTCTTACACCACCGTTTCACCCTTACCAGGAAGCCTGGCGGTCTATTTTCTGTGGCACTAGCCTGCGGGTTGCCCCGAGTGGGCGTTACCCACCACCCTGTTCTGTGGAGCCCGGACGTTCCTCGGGGCAATAACTTGCCACGCGACCGTCTAGCCATCCCATTCGTTAACCATTCTAGCCCCGGCAGTTCGCCCCAGCTAACAGCAGCTGCGAGCCCTTCGACACAGGCGAAGCCAAATGCCGCCTGGCCAAAGGGTCAGGTCGTGCCCTTATTCATCAACCGGGAATCCTCGCTGTCCTCGGATAAGCTGGAAGGCGTGCTTATTTTGTTGCCACCTTCAGAAGGTAAAACCGCTCATGCTGAAGGTTCCCCGTTCGACCTTGCCGACCTCTCGTTTCCTGAACTGAGCGATGATCGCCATCAAGTGCTCGGAGCCTTGGCAGAGGTCTCTGGCCGGGCGGATGCCATGGACGTCTTGGGTGTTGGCGCTTCCTTGGCGAACGAAGTCGCCCGCAATATCAATTTGCACATAGAACCAGCCGCTAAGGCCCACGACATTTATTCCGGCGTGCTCTTTGAAGCGCTGGGCTATTCGACGCTCAGCCCTGAAGCTCAACGGCGCGCTGATCAGAGCATCGTCGTGATTTCCGCGCTATGGGGTGCGGTGCGCTTTGCCGACCGCATTCCCCCATATCGGCTGTCCATGTCCGTGAAATTGGAGCCCCTGGGCAAGCTCGCCAGCTGGTGGAAAAAGCGGCTCGCCGCGATTCTGGATGAAGCCGCTGCAGACCAGCTGGTCATTGATGCCCGCTCCAGCACTTATGCCGCAGCCTACAAGCCAAGTAACGGAAACAGCGTTGCGATCAATGTTTTCCAGTTGCGCAACGGCTTGCCGAAAGTCGTTTCCCATTTTGCCAAGCACACCCGCGGCGAAGTTGCCCGGTTCCTGGTTCAGCAAGAGACCGAGCCGGCGACTGCCGATGAGCTGGTCCAGCTGATCAGATCCAGGTGGGAGGCGTCCCTCGTTGAGGACAAGAAGGGACGAGCGCTGAACATCTTGCTGCCCGAGGACCACCAATTCACCACCGCCAAATAGCCCAGCAGACTCTGGCCGTTTCCGGGAGATTCCGCTAGGCCTTCTAGTTTTCCCCTGGGGCCGGTGCTGCGACTAGTTCCACTTCGAAGCCGGCTTGATCCTCTAAATAGGCCGCGTAGTGATCGGGGCCGCCGGCATGCGGATGCTTATCCGCAAACATCATGGTGAATCCATGGTTCAGGGCATCAGATGCAACGGTTTCAACCAGTTGTGCGCTCGGCAGGCTAAAAGCCAAGTGGTTCAACCCCGGCAAGCGCCGATCATGAAGTTCATGCAGGACATCCGGCCCTGATTCCAAAACGATGTAATGGCTGCCGTGCTGATAGCTTATGCCGTTGTCCCATTGTGATTGGATGCGATAGCCAAGTCGCGTCAGCAGCCAGCCCAGCGATGCCGTACTAGTTGCTAAATCGTCGACCCAGATTTCCAAATGATGCAGCATGTCCCTGCCCAACCAAGTAGTCCGTCTAGTGGCTAATGATGCCACGGCATTAGTGCTGCGACCGATACAACCAATCGATCGCTATCGCCGGGCAGTCAACCAGGGGTTGATCCGCCGATGCCTTGGCGTCTAGCACGCAATGCCGGTCAGTCAAACCAGGCTAATCGTTCTCATGCTTTGAACGATGCGAGTATTCGAAGTCTTCCGCCTGTGATTCACTGTCAAAAATGGTACTTACCGCTCCGCATTCCGGGCAGAAGCCCTGAAATCCTCCCATAGCAGCACGCCCAAAATCGGATCCTGCCTCGTTCAATTTTCCCCCATAGAAAGTCAATCGTAGGCTTCCAGCTAATCACAAGGTTTCGACGGTTTACGCATCAATATTCAAATCGTTGCAGAAAGGTTATAGAAGCTATGACTTTCAAGTAATGAACTGGGATCCCTTAACCGCGAACCCATCGAGCGCAAAGAAACCCTCCCGGAAGTGAATCCAGGAGGGTATCCAGAAGCATTGCTCGCGGCGATCTCAAGCCGTTGCTCATGAGGAGCAGCCAGAGAATCAAGTTGTCCGCTTTTATGCCCAGCTATGGAGTCAGGACAAAGTCCCATGACTTCGTTTCAGTAGGATATATAACATGACCAAGGCAATCATTTACACGCGGCAATCCAAGCATAGGGATGAATCAATCACCCACGAGCTACAGGAGCAAGCTTGCAGAGCTTACGCAGCCCAAAAGGGTTACGACGTTATAGAGCTTCTGAACGAAAAGGGCGTTTCAGGCAAGACCATTGCCAAACGTAAAGAGTTTCAATCTGCCGTAAAGCTAATTGAAGACGGCAAGGCAGAAGTCCTATTGATCTGGCGTTGGTCACGCTTCGCCCGTAATACGTTGGATGGATTGATCACCCTCAAGACGATTGAAGAGGAAGCCGGGGGCAGTGTCGAATGTGCCACCGAGCAGATCGACCGCTCCGCAATGGGCAAGTTCTCGCTAACGATGATGCTAGGCGTAGCCGAGATGGAAAGCTCCATCAAGGGCGAACAGTGGAAAGAATCGCTAGAGTACCGACTAGCCCAAGGACTCCCACCAAGTGGAAGGGATTACTGGGGATACAACAAGGTAAACGTTCGAACCAAGAACGGCATGATGAAGCACACGGGCTATGAAGTAATCCCGGAGACCGCCGAGATTATCCGCTCCGCAATGCAGAGAGTAGTAGATGGGCACTCACTGAGAAACACCGCCCAATGGCTCAATGAGCAAGGCCACCGAACTGACCGAGGCGATTTTTTCCAAGGTTCTCCACTCTCCCAGAAACTCCGAAATCCGTTCATCCGAGGGAAGATCAGTTGGAAGGGGCAGGAATTCGAAGGAGCGCACGAGGCCATAGTCACTGACGCTCTTTACCGTAAATTCTTGGATGCAATCAAAGGCAACAAGAAACTAATTCGAGGCACTACGCCGCGTAGCCGGTTGATCGGTCTTATTGAGTGTGAAGATTGTGGGAACGTTTATTCATACGTTCTAGGCAAGACCGCTAACACGACATATAACAAGAAATCGCGCTTTCGTTGCTCCACACGAGCAAACAAGGGAATCGATGCATGTTCGATGCCTTCAGTCACTACAGAAGAGGCTGAAAACGCCATTGATTGGTGGCTCCCCCGCCATTGGGAAGATACCCAGAAGGCTGTTCCCCAACAGTCATCACTCACTGACCAAATCGAAGATAAGGAAACCGAGCTAGAAGCGCTTCAGGAGAAGATTACTCAGACCCTTCTCACTGGCTCTCAGGCTGGCCTGTCACAGGATCAAATGGCCGGGGCACTGTCGAACATTAATACGGATATCCAAGTCCTTAGACAGGAGCTGGACACGCTCAGAAGTCAGGTTCAGATTCAGGGTAAACCATGGTGGGATATCGAAGATGTCCTTCAGGGTGACGATATCCTCAAGGCTAAAACGATGCTGAAGAAGATCATCCGGAAAATCGTAATCAATCGAGACACCCTAACGATTCATCCGGTGATTGGCGAGCCGTGGATCTGGTACCTAGGCAAAGGCCCGAACCCAAACATGCACTTCCCCGCCGAACACATTGGCAATATACCGCTAGACAAGATCGGCCAATAAATAAGAACAGACCCCTCCGGGGGTCTGTTCTTGTTTTATGTGTGTGTGTGGATAACTCATATCAAACGATATGGGAAGGGGTTATATTCATACGCCCCCTACCCAATTCTGACTAGGCATTTTTAGATATAATGGTAGTTACTCCCGAGTGGGTTTGACTGAATTAAATACTTGTGGATAAGCTGACTCCACCCGCCCAATCCGGGCACCACTTACCGAAAGGAAACACGTGCAGATTGCACCCCGTACCGCCTCCGAGATCCGGGCAGAGCTGGAACCGCTCGGAGCTGAGCTTCTGTCATTGCTCAATGCCCTCGACCGAGCCGAGAGCTACGCACCTGAAGACCGAGACCTAGTAGCACTTGGCATGGAAGCGCGGCTCCAAGAGATTACCGAAGCCATGGCACGCTTGAAAGCCGAGCACGTGGAAAGCATTGTGATCAAAACCGAAATCCCGGATGACATCAGCTCCCTAGTGGCCGGGGAATAAATCCCGCCACCCCGTTTAAATTACTTGGTATTGATACTTGCATTAGGTCTATCAAACCAGTACCATGCACACCCCTTCAAAAACTGTGCTATAATATTCATGTGGCAATTCCTCTGATGCGCTGAACCTGAGCTACTCCTTATCTTCTGGTTATTCGATCTCGGTTCCTATTTTCCCAGAGTGTCATTTCTCCTCTTTGTGCTGGGGATGCCCTTATTAACTTAAGGGCATCCCCGTATCGGAGGAAATAAACATTTCACTGACCCGACCACGGGTCTATCTTTAGAGCCTTCATACTCTATAAAACCCAATAACCGAAAAGGATTTAACCATGAAATATGAGTATCGAGGACGTTACGAGCGTTCCGACTTGCAAAAGACTCGCCTAGCAATTCCCTACGCCGAAGCACGCGTGGACAAGTACAAGCGACTACTTGCAGAAGAGACAGACAAGCTCCGTGCACTGTACAGAAAGCAAGACGAGCTGGAGAGGGGCACAGTCTAATGATGCTCTTGTTCTACGTGGCCGGGGCACTCGCCTTACCTACAGCCCTTCGCATCGCACGCATCCGCGATATGAAAAAGCTCATCGAAAGAGCTAACGCAAAGTAAACCCCAAGAATCTGTAGCGCAAAACCTGTAAAGGACATTTCACAGATGACCAAATTCAACTATCTGGGCGGTGATCCGCCCCCGTAAGCACAGGAGTATTTTCTTGAACAAAATTGATCACCTATTCAAAACAATCTCAGATGATCTGGCCTTGCAGGTCGGCGACGATCTGGACGTGAGCACGCACCGCCGAAAGTCTGATTTCACCCTGTCCGAGGCCGAGGCGCTGGATAGCCTCCCACGTACTGATATGACCGCCGCTAAAGCTCTTAGGCTGGCCTACGGTGCACACGTATCATTCATCGAACCGGAAAACACTTGGTATTGCTGGAATGGCCGAGTACATGAGCCTATCGGCTCGGATGCAATAGCTCACCGAATGGTTTCCGAGCTTTGGGAAGATCTCAGCCGCAATATCAAGACCATTGAAACCCAATGGAAAAACAGCGGAATCCCAGCCGACAAGATCAAAGAGTTTCGCACACTCTGGACTAAGCACCGTGCCTACCGTGATCGCCTGGCCTCCAGTGCTGGACAGTCTAGCCTTATCCAGATGCTGAAAATGACTCTGAAGCGCGACGACGATTATTTCCTAGATGATCGCCGCTGGTTTGTCGTTCGCAACGGTGTCTTTGACATGGAAGCGGTCAGGCAGAACCGAACTTTTGAACTTCTCCCCCATGACTCAACGCGCCCGGTCTACCGTATGTTTGACGTGGACGATGCACCCGGCGCAACAGCTCCAGCCCTTCAGAAGTTCCTCAGTGAATCCATTGAAGATGACACTCAGGCCAGATTCCTAAGTAAAGCAATCTCGCTGGCACTACTCGGAGCACCGCACAAGACTAAGACCGTTGTTTCCATCCAAGGTAAAACCAATTCCGGAAAATCTATGATCCTAGATTGCTTGGATCGTCTCAGCGGTGACACCGGCCTATTTGCCGCTCCTAGCGAATCGGCAATCACTCAGCACGGCAGGAACAAGGAACACGCCCGTTATCCTATGCGCAATGCCCGAGTGATCGCGTTCTCCGAGGTACGGCAGAAGCTGGATCAAACTTTCATCCTGAAGTATTCAGGCGGAGATCCGTTCGCAGTAGAAGAAAAGTACATTGCAGGTTCGACAGTGAAGCCGCAGGGAATCATTTTCGTGGCGAACAATACGCCTTTGGAAGTCAACAAGTCCGATGAAGCAATGCTGAAGAGAATTGCAACGATCAATTTTCCTTACACCTTCTCCAAAGTTGATCCAGATCATTATGAAGATGAAACCTTAGGAGACAGAATCGTTTCCGAGAGTTCAGGCTTTCTTGAGTGGCTGAAAGCAAGCTACCTAGCATTCCTAGATGAAGGTCTGGACAGGTCAGAATCTATGGAGAAGACGATCCGAGAAGAGGCCGAGGAATCGGACATCGTCAATGAATACCTACAGGTAAGAACTATCACCGGACTCTACCGATACGAACTGGATAAGGCCGCTATCCAGTCCGTGATGTTCACTGACTTCTACAGAAATTTTGTCGAGTATTGCCGAGAGCAAGGATTCCAGCAGGGCGCATTCCCGTCAAAGCGTGAGGTCAAAAACGCCCTTTTGGCTCAAGGTTTCGAACTGACCAAGGCCTCTGTACTTCGTGTTAAGGGTCTGATTCTCAATTCTGAGATCAAATATCTCCCTTAAATCAGGCTTCCACCCTACACCTTCCCCAAAATCGGATACTCAAAAACCGCTAGAATTCAAGGTTTTTGAGTATCTGTAGAGTAATAGGGTACTTAGGGAACTTTTATATATAAGTATATAGAAGAAGAAGAATAGTTAGTATATGTATATATATGAGGATCTTGTGTGTTTGGGCAATTCCCTAAAACCCTAAGCTCCCAGAACACAGAAAAAGTGACATACGACTCAGCGACGCTCCTATAACTACTAGCGCAAGGAGCGCATTATGGAACATCTGGAAAACAAGACCGTGTCAGGAATTACCATCGAGCCGGTCTATCACCTCAACTGGTACGGGAACTACTCCAGCGGCGAATATTCAGCGGTGGAATTTTCCCACTTCACGGATGACACTTGCCGAGATCTGAAGGAATTGGCAGACAGCATTTACAGGCTACCTCCGATTCCATGGGAGGCCACTCCAGAAGAATTGGAAAGCTACGAACTGGCGACAGTTACCTACAATGCACTTCAGCGAGTAATCGAGTCCCGTCAAGCATTGTTATCCCGCTTATATCCCCGCGACTGAGATAATAGATAAGGAAAGGATCAACATGGAATATCTACCGCTACTCCAAACTCTTGATCCTTGGATGATCCTTGTTTTGGCGCTGGGCTATCTCGGTTACAAAGCGTGGAAAAACTGGCTGGATAGACGCAAGTGTCCAGAGGATCAAGAGCAAGACTCCGAGGGGCTGGGCGAATAATCGTTCAGCCCTTTGGGCTATCTACGAATGGAATCACATGCAGAAACTAGAATGGCCGCTCTACAACCTCAGAGCGCCGATTACACAGCCTTACGGAGCCAATCCGAGGGTTTACTCACGCTTTGGCTTAGAAGCGCATAACGGCATCGATCTCGGTTGTATCTCTGGGACGGCGGTCTTGTCATCAGCTCCCGGAAAAATCGTGTTTGCAGGGGACGGCGTTGGCTCTCCGATCATGGGGGCATCCGCTGGGCTATGCGTACTGATCGAGCATGATGGAGTGCTGACCGAGTACGCGCACCTGTCCAAGATCTACGTTGCAGAGGGGCAAGAGGTTGGACGCGAGATAATCGCCCTCTCAGGAGCTACCGGGGCGATCTCAGGCGATCATCTCCACTGGGGAGCACTAGAACTACCCCTAGCCCTTGGCAACGGCTATATGGGGCGCACAGACCCTACCCCTTACCTAGCCGGGGAGGTGACTGGGGATGAGCTGGAACTCCACGATATCGAAGAAGCTTAGGCCTATGGTCATTGCCCAATGGGGAATGCACTGTCATCTGTGCAACAGGAGCATTGAAAGCACAGATGAATACTCTATTGATCACGTTGTGCCACGTTCACAAGGTGGAACGAATGAGCTAAGCAATCTCAGGTCAAGTCATCGAGCTTGCAACTATGCGAGACAAGATCGAAGCATCGAAGAATATCAATCACTGAACACTGATCACGTGGATTGGTTCCTGTCTCTGTCCGCTTAGGTTGACGAGGTGGGATGTTTTTAGAACGAACCGAAGCGCAGATCATCCCGCGCCCCTAGAGTCGTTTTTCTCGAATAAAATTCGAGAGTTCGCATTATCCACAATGCAAGCGTTCGAAAAACCGTGTTAAAATAGAAGTATGAACTTACTACTATTTCGAGGCATCACATGGCATCTAACCCCCTACTCACAGGAATAAACAAAACACTCCGCATTCTCAAGCAACAGGAGCTGTTAGAAGATAGGCACGCCGGTTACGTGGCGCTGGTCAAACAGCTAGCCAATGATTACCAGCAAGCCACTACGAGCACGCAACAGGCCGCCCTCTCCAAGGAAATCAGGGAGTGCCTAAAGGCCTTGCCGACTCCCCCAGAACCGGCAGAAGCTCCAGTAGCTACAGATGAATCCCAAGACGCTTGGGAGGCTATCGCCGGTGGATGAATGGGCACTAGGTAGTGCCCAACCTAAATACGCAACACAGCAGGGTCCAGAGTTACCCAACGAGCTTGGATCAGTCGAAGCTCTAGCCAAGGTTCTGAGAACTGAACTTCTCCCATGGCAACGCCTTTTCGTGGCAGTCGCAACACAGTATTATCCCGATACCGGAGCTTACCGATATCCATTCGTAGGCTTGACCGTTCCCCGCAGAGCTGGCAAGACCACAGTTATTGGATTGATCCAATTAGCCCGATGCATCCGCAAACCTCAGCGCCGCTCATGGCTCACAGCTCAGTCTGGCAAGGATGCCAAAGAACGCATTTTCGATCAGGCCGATAAGGTTCTAGCTTCCCCACTTGGAAGCAAGGTCAAAGTCCGCAGAGCGGCAGAATCACCACGTATCGAGCTACCCAATGGAAGCCGTTACCAGTCCTTCCCGCCAACTCCGGAAAGCCTCCACGGTTACAACGTGTTCGACGTGGCAGCGGATGAGATTTTCAGCTTCACCGAGGATCAGGGCAACCTCCTACTTGGCGCACTGACTCCAGCAATGTCTACCGTGGTTGACCGCCAATTTTTCTGGCTCAGCACCATGGGCACCTCGGAATCCATTTGGATGAATGAGCAGGTTCGCAAGGGTAGAGAATCGGTGAACGATCCAGATTCACCTATGGCCTATTTTGAATGGTCAATGGAAGACGGGTTAGACCCCAACGATGATCAATCGTTTAGTTTCCATCCCGGCCTACAGGGTGGACTAATCCAGATCTCGGACATCCAACAGGCACGAGAAACACTTAGTCCAGGCGAATTCATTCGAGCCTATGCGAACGTGATTACAGCTAATGAGAATCCCCTGTTTGACTGGGAGAAGTTCGCCAAGGCCACAGCTCAGCAGAGCAAGCCTGAACGCCGAGAAATCGCCATTGGCTGGGAAGTGAATGCAGACCGTTCTAGGGGCGCTATCGTCGCCGCATGGAGGGATCAGGGCAAGGTCTCACTGAAGCTATTACGCAACGGTTCTAATCCTTCTAGCTGGCTCTCAGAAGCTCTGGTAGAAATCAACGATGCAACGCCGCTGGCACTAGGCGCTGACCGTTACCCGCAGAATCTGGCCATGCTCCGTGAAGTGGAAGAGCTGGACACTGAATTCTCAGAAGACAATCACCTTCTAACACCTGAACAGGCAAAGACCGGTGCAACCCTGCTGAAGAACTACATCGAGGATTCCAAGCTCCAGCACAATGGGCACGACGCTCTGACAAACGCAGTACGCACGGCAGTAAGCAGACGCATGGGTGAGGGCTGGGTACTTTCTCACAACTCGGAACCCGAAGTGTTGGCGGCAATGACAGCTATTCAGCTACTTCACGAGAACCGACCTCAGGCCAAACCAATGAGCGTGATTTTATGAGCAAGACAATTATCACCGTGGACGTTTCCGACGTTTCAATTCTTTGGATATGTTCAAATTGTAATATCCGAGTTATCGACTTTATTGAGAATCGAGATAACGCAATAAAGAATCTAAGACAACACAGAGATGAAATCCACGGTGGCGCAAACACTTATCGAATGGTTTCCACAACTGGGAACCCAAATAATTACAGACTTAAGGTCGGATAATCTATGGTATAATTATTACTGGAATAATTCACCTTATCTTTAGTTTAATCAGCCCCGCTGGGCAGTCTCAGCGGGGTATTCCATTTAACAACTTCAAAGGCAACTCATGGGCATTTTCAACCTATGGGGAGCGCCGAAAAACTCAGCATTACTGGCAACGCTGGAAGATGATTCCCCACTAGTTGCCGAGCAATATCTCAGCCCATGGTCTGACAGTTCACATCTAGAACAAATCACATGGGAAGCGCTATATCCGAACACATCAGCGGATAACGCACCGCTAACACGTTCAAGCGCAATGCAGATTGCCAGTGTTGCCAAGGCTACGCAAATTTTGAAATCAATCATTGCCAGACAGCCACTTATTGCAACTGACAAAACAGGCACTCCCCTAAAAACACAACCTACGTTTCTCAAGCAGATCACGCAGGGTACACCGAACTACATCCTTCTATCAGCCGTCATCGATGATCTGGTTTTCTACGGCAGGTCATACCTGCTGATCACTGACCGCGACAAACGCGGCTATCCGCTTCATTGCCGATTCATCCCAAAGGATGCACAGGAGCACAACGAAGACGGCCAACTAATCAAGGCTTTCGAAAAGCCAGTGAAGCCACAGGATTACATCCGAGTAGATGCCAATCACTCAGGCATCCTCAGCTATGGCCGCGAGGTTTTGCGCGAGGCGCAGGACTTGGAACGTGCCGCACGCGAGGCAAGCCTTAACCCGATTCCGTCGCTGATTCTCAAGAATCAAAAGGGCGAACTGAGCACCGGAGAAGTTCAGGAACTCCTAGTCTCTTGGAACGCCGCACGACGCAAACGCGGTGGCTCCGTGGCCTACCTGAACTCCGCTTTGGATGTGCAGGAGATGGGCGCACACATTCAGGAAAACCTTCTAATCGAAGGTAGAAATCAGGTTGCCCTACAGGTGGCCAGGATCTTTGGTCTTCCCGCTTCAGCCCTAGATGTCTCGGTGCCCGGTGCATCGATGAACTACATCAATCGCTCAGCACGAAACAGCGAGCTTCTGGATGCCGTGGCACCTTATCAGGTCGCCGTAGAAGAGCATCTTTCCCTATTCCTACCTAACGGGCAGTCGGCACGCTTTGACGCTTCAGGCCTCCTGCTGGAGGAACCGGGAGCACGCTATCAGGCCTATTCGACGGCTATCAGCGCGGGCGTTCTTACGCCCAACGAGGCACGCCAAAAAGAGCACTTAGAACCGCTCCCAGAACCACAGGAACCACCAAATGAACAAGCTTAATCTTTACGGCCAGTTGCTGGCCTCCGAGGATCAGGACTCACGCGAACTGACCTATCAGCTACTCCCCTACGGGGAAGACGGTTTCACCAATCTTGGCAAGGTCAAGGCCTCTCAAGGCGCTTTGGACTTCCCAGAAGATTTGGCTGAACTTCAGCTCAATCTAGAGCACGACTACAAGAAACCATTGGGCAGATTCACCGCCCTAACGGATGACGAAAACGGCATCAAGGCCACAGTACGCATTGCCGAAACCAGTCGAGGAAATGACGCACTTCTAGAAGCACGTCAAGGACTCCGAACAGGAATCAGCATCGAGATTGATTCCCCAGTCATCAAGGCCGGTCAGATTATCTCCGGTCGCATCTCCGGAGCTGGCCTAGTGGTCAAACCGGCATTTTCTAACGCACAACTCATAGCCGAGGATTTCGGCACAGAACAGGATTCAAAAAACATGGAAAACGAAACTCCACTAGTAGAGCAGGGCGCACCACTAACCGCCGCTCACTCCGATAAGGCTGAACTAGGTCAGATCACTTTTGACGCAATGCGCAACGGTACCTCCCTACAGGCCGCACTAGCCGATCAGCTTGCAACCGATGACGCTGGCAAGGTCTACATCAAGGATCAGGAAGTAGGCGAACTCTTTGAGAACCGTAAGACTGAACGCCCATTCGTGAACAAAGTAGGCGTGAAGAATCTGACTTCCCTCGTGCTCACCGGCACCCGAAAGAATCGCACTTTCGCAGTTGCAGACTGGGCAGGTAACAAGGTAGAGCTACCGACAGGCAAGTTCACCACTGAACGCGAATATTGGAATTCCAAGGCCAAGGCTGTAGCCGTGGATATCGGCATGGAACTTCTAGAATTCGGTGACGCCGATGTAATCGCAGACCTTTACGAACAGGCCGTAGATTCCTACATCGAGCAGACCGAGGACGAACTCAAGGCGGCTGTAGTGGCTGGAGCTACCTCCGTTACCGGTGGAGCAACCAACGTTATCGACGTTGTCAGCAAGGCCGCAGAAACCCTTAACGCCATTGGTGGACGCATGGACTTTGTCCTTCTATCCCCAGAGCTTTACAGCAAGATTGTTAACCTCAAGACCGCAGACGCGCCTTACTGGCTTTCCGGTCAGAGCACCGTAGATATCGCAGGACAGCGCGTCACCGCTTCAGGAATCGTAATCGCTTCCGATGTCGATCTACCTGCTGGCACCGTCGTTATCGGTGACGTTCGCGCTATCGATTACCGCGAGTCTAAGGAATTCCGCTACCGCGCTATCGACCTTCCAAAGGGCGGCGTAGACATCTCGCTGATCAAGTTCAACGCAACTAAGATCACCGATGCCGGTTCAATCTTGAAATTCTCCAGTGTAACCGATGCAGTTGCTCCAGCTCCAGTAGAGCCAGCGGCCTAAGGATCTAAATGATCACCACAGCCCAAGTAATTAGCTGGGCTGACCTAAAAGGTATCTTGACCGACGATGAAGACCTATCACTAGTTGTCGAATTCGTTAACCACTACGTGGACACGTTGCCCACGATTGACCGTCTGGATGATGGGATTTCGTGGGCACCGAATACCACCTACGGGGCATTGCTTTTAGCAAACAAGATGTATCGCCGTAAGAACTCACCAGACGGCATCGTGTCGCTAGGTGAGTCCACTATGTATGTATCGCGCTTTGACTCTGACATCTCACGAGCTTTGAATCTCGGAGACCACCTAAAGCCGGTGATCGGATGAAGTACGGAGACGCACTTCTAGAAGTACAGACACAGATCGAGGCCGCAGGAATCCCCTGTTATATCGACACTGAAAAAGCTATGGCACCTTGCGCCCTGCTCATCCCCGGAATGGTCAGATTTGACCGCCTCTCAGGATCTCAGGATTACACCGCTGAAGTTGACGTTTATCTGCTGGCACCGAACAACAGTTCATTCATTGCCCTAAACGAACTTCAAGACCTTTTAGAACAGCTCCAAACAGCGTTCCCAATTCCCGAGGCTGAACCTATCGCGTATCCCCTCGGTACCGCCGGAAATATCCCCTTGCCGGGTCTGGCAATCACTCTAAATCTAAACGTTTCAAAGGATTAAAAAATCATGGCAGTAAATGCACAATCACTCGGAGCAGGTGTTCTGACTATCGGAGCATCAACCGATATCATCCAGCTTGCATCTCAGGTAACCGAAGTAGAACTAGCTCCCGAAGTTGATCGAGGAGATCCAATTCGCGTTCTATCTGGCGAGTCAGTAAACGGTGACCGCACCGAAAACTGGGCGCTCTCAGTAACATTCCTAACCGACCTCGGAGAGACTACTTCCGTTTGGGAATACCTATTCGAAAACCGTGGCACCATTCAGCCGTTTACTTTCGTTCCTAACTCTTCCAAAGGCAAGCAGATTAACGGCTCCCTGAACGTGGAAGCCGCTTCACTCGGTGGCGAGGCTGGAGCTACAAGCACCTCTGAAGTTGAATTCTCCCTAGTTGGCGAGCCAACCATTAGCGCTATCGCACCGTAATCATGGCTCAGCTCTATATTGTCGGGGGCGCGAGGCTCAGGCGCACGATGAAGCAAGCCGGGGCGAATATGAAAAACCTCAAGGCGCTGAATCGTGAAGCCGCTGGAATCGTCGCAGATGCTTCTAGGCCTCTCGCTCCTGTCGATAGCGGCAAGCTCAAACGCTCCATCAGACCGTATGCAACTACCCGCGCTGGCGTAGTCAGAGCAGGTAGCAAACGACTCCCCTACGGAGGCGTAGCTAACTACGGCTGGCCAGCTCATAACCGCGAAGCAACACACTTTATCAATGACGCAGCACAGCTAACCGAAAGCACATGGGTAAGCCTGTACTGGTCAAAACTCAACAAAGAAATCTCTCAGATCAAAGGAATCTAAACATGTCTTCCACGCAGACCATGAAACTAGTAGTAACCCTCTCAGACGCAGACGCTCAGGAAATCTCCGTTGTCTATTCAGACCTAGTGAAATACGACATCATCAGAGCGCGAAACAACTTCCCAAAGCGTGAGGAATCAGAATTCCTCTTCATGGGAATCGTTGCCTACGCCGCAATGTCACGCACGGGCAAAATCGCAAATCTGGCCGTCGATAAATTCCTAGACAAAATCGAAGTTATCGAGCCTGTAGAGGATGAAGCAGAGGCCGAGTTTCCAGTTTCAGAATCTGACTAACGAAACTCAGGCAGTCATTGCCCTGTCATATAAAACGGGTATTCCCTTCAATGACTTAGCAGACCTACCGTCTCCGATCTTTGCCGGTTACCTCCATTTGCTTCAAGAGGAAGTCAAACAATCTAACAAAAAGTAAGGTCACCTATGGCGAACAAAACCGCTATTCTCTCCGTGAGTATCGTTAGCGACTCAAAGAAATTCCGCTCAGGCATGAAGAAAGCCGAGAGCACGATTTCCAAGTTCAATAAATCCGTAGGTAAGACTTCAAAGATTACCGCCGCTACCACAGCGCTTAGTAATCTCGGTGCCGCCGCTCTCGCAGGGTCATCCAACGTCGCTAGTCTTACAGCTTCATTGGCTCCCCTTGCTGGGGCGGCGCTCCCGTTGGTCGGAATCTTTGCCGGTTTCGTTGTCGGTCTCACCGCAATGATCATGGCACTAAAAGATGCTCCAAAGGTTCTAGGCGATCTTGCCCCGGCCTTTGGTTCACTCCAAGATGCCGTTTCAGCCAAGTTCTGGTCTGCAGCCGAGGCACCGATACGAAGTCTTATCACAAGCACACTTCCCGCTCTGGAATCCGGACTGTCCAAAGTTGGAGATTCCCTAGGCAAGTGGACAGGCGAGTTAGCCGCCTCCATCGAGAAAGCCGCTAGCAACACTTCACTACAAACACTTTTCGACAAAACAGCCGAGTCAATTGATATCGCCGCTGGAGGCCTACAACCTCTGGTAGATGGACTCAAGGCCGTGGGCGGCGTTGGTTTGGAATACCTTGCACCACTGGCACAGGCATTTACAGATTTGTCCACACGCTTTGGAGCATGGGCACAGCAAGCCGCTCAAGATGGATCTCTTCAGCGCTGGTCTGAGCAGGGCATCACAGCATTGCAAAACCTAGGCGGCATTCTGCTGGGCTTAGGTGGCATCCTCTCCGCTATCGGAACAGCCGCTCAAGCCGCTGGAGGCGTTGGCATCGCCCAACTGGCCACAGGATTACAACGCGTAGCCGACGTGATGAACGCAGAACCATTCCAGAGCGCACTAATCACAATCTTTGAAGGCGCTCACACAGCAATGAGCACATTGGGAACAGCACTCGCTCCACTGGGAGAACTCTTTGTGGCACTGGCTCCAGTCATCGCCCTTGTGATGACAACAGCCGCTGAATTATCAGCCACTGTCATTACAGGCCTTGCTCCTGGCCTTGCTGGTCTTACCCCTCTTATCAGCGCAGTAGTAGCCCTCTTTGGCTCACTGGCACCAATCATTGCCGTGGTTGTCGGCATCATCTCGCAACTGGCTATCTGGATTGGCCAGAACAGCACTCTATTCATGACGCTGGCAACAGCCGTACTCGGTGCCATGGCCGCTATCTCAGCTATCCGAGCAGTGATGACCGCATACACAGCGGTAATGGCAGTCGTGAAAACCGTTCAAATTGGCGTGACAACAGCCATGGCCGCTTATCGAGCAGGTCTAACACTGGCTACAGCCGCACAAATCGGACTGAACGCCGCTCAGCTTGCTAACCCAATGACACTGATCATCGTCGCAGTGCTGGCATTGGTCGCAGGAATTATTTATCTGGCCACTCAAACTACGTTCTTCCAAGACGTGTGGGCGGCAATGGTTCAGTTCGCGCAGAAGAGTATCGCTGTAGCTACCGCGTTCATCGTGGCCGCATGGCAGAGCGTTAGCTCATTCTTCACCGGAATGGTAGCCGGTATCCGTGGTGTCTGGTCTGGGTTCACATCCGCAGTTCAATCGCTGATAGCCGCCGCTATCGCTGTAGTCATCGCCACGATTACTACTATCCGTTCGACCGTCGAAGGCGTGATTTCAGGAGCACGCGCTCTATTCGATTCTGGATTTAGCTTCATGCGATCCGTAGCCGAAGGCGCAATTAACGGCGTGATCGGACTGATCAACAACATCTCTGGAGCAGTTCAGGGAGCCATTAGCTGGGTTAAGGATCTCTTCTCATTCGAGATGCCGGGCTGGATGTCTTCAGTCTTTGGCGGCGGCATGACTGGATCTGATTTCACCGGAACCATGAGTCTCTTACCTGCTGGCGATTTCGGCACAGGAGCGACAGGAGCAGGTTTCCCGCTAGGTGTTATCTCCAGCGTTACTACCTCTTCCCCAGTCGTGAATAACTATCGCATCGAAATCAATACAGGCGTTGGCGATCCGGTAGCAATTGGCCGTGAGGTGGACAAAGTTCTCAAGAAATATAACAGACACACAGGAGCAAAATAAATGACACGACTAGCGCCACGCGTATATCTAAACGGCCAGCGCCTAGACGATTTCTACACCTCTTCAGCGCCTGTGTTGGCACCTCTAGTAATCACATGGGGAGCCGACACAGGCGAGGATCAGCCAGACGCGGCCAACGCAAAAATTCAGTTCCTCTTTCGTGAGTCAATGGCAGACATTCCAGACCTTCGCAAAGGTGGAGAGATTGAGGTTATCGACCCGGTCTCAGGCCACACGATTCTAGCTGGAACCGTAACCACCATGGCCGCTAGCAAGTCGGAAGATGTAGAAGGCGCGCTGGAAGTAACAGCTAACGTAGCTGACTACCTGTCACAACTTGAATCGGAGTTTGTCCAAATTGACTGGCCAGAGGAAACCACACGAGGCGGCAGACTCTGGAGCGAATTTGGGGATGCTGGCTGGAGTCTTCAAGTCAAGGCCGACGCTAGGCTAACGGCGGCGACTAAAGAGAGGTCAATCAAGCTACTGACCCTTTTGGATCGCTATATCTCCCGATTCCGTGGCCGACGTTATGACACCTCATACAGGCACACAGACACAGGCGAGGTAGTTCGCGAAGTTTCGGTTTTCCGTGGCAGTGCCAGATCTATGACACCGGATACTCTCACCGCTACAGCAAGTGGCTGGGGAAGAAAGATCAATGCCCCGGTTCTGGAGAATGAGCCAGCACCGATTATTGTCCTACCGGCCAGCAATCTACTGGATGATCCGGACTGGTCAAGCGCACCTGAAGACGTAGTTACAGCAGTCAAGCTGATCACCATTACACCCGGTCAAGACGGTTACTCAGAAGCCGATGAACATAACTTCAAAGCTCCAGCGGCAACAGTCAAGGAACTAGGCCTCAGGTCAATTGATATTGAATCAGATCTGGCCAACCCTGCTGACTGGCAACCGGCGGCGGCTGACTACTTCAACAGTGATGCACCATGGAGGCCTTCAGCGCTGACCATTCGAGACACTGACGAATTACCAGAATCAGTTATGGAAGCACTTCTATCTGTGCGCAGTCGCTACCAAGTGCTGGCCGTGATTGAAGACATCATGCCTAACCGCCCAGATCCTGGCCCTTCTGATTTACGCAGTTTCATCGTCGGCGGCGAATACACATGGACAGGCGATAAATGGGAATTCACCCTCACCCTTGAGCGTCCAATCCTCCAGCTAGAAGGCGAAGGCGATTACTGGTCATTCGACAAGATCGCCGCTTCTAGCAACTCATTCATTTCCGGAGCCACTGGACTAACAGTTGGCGACAACCTCACAGCAGCAGATTTCAAATTCATAGGAGCACCATAAATTGCCTACTACACAGCTAGGAATTCCTACTCCTCCAGACTCTACGAAAGTTTCGGCTTTCCCTCACGCAGTACGCGCAGGACTGGACAAGGTAGACGAACTAATTCGCGGTCTAAATGACCCTGATCAAAATTTCGGGTACGTAGATACCCCTACCGATGCAGACAGCATGAAGGGCATCGAGTGGTCTGGTAACTGGACTATCTATCACCATGACGCGACAAATGCACCTGAATTACCTACAGGAGCTGATCCGGTTTGGATGGTCAAAATTCGCCAAGCATCGCTAGCTGTTACCGAACAAACATGGGTACGCACAGACACCATGGACACCTACACGAGACTAGGAAGAACAATCAACACATGGGAACCATATGTTCAGCAGTTCTGGGTTAAAGGCCGACTGAACAGAGAAATCTACCCTACTTTAGATGACGTGCCACAGGGCTACACGCAGGTGTGGACATCAGCCGATGCCACCGCATATGAGATGCCATTCACCGGCGTTGGCGAGATCCATAAGTACGCTTACGGCTCAGTACAACACATCTTTGCTACAGCATTCTTCAATGGCCGTATGCGCATGTGGGCAACCTCCAAGAGCGCCGGTCAAACTCCTGTATGGTCTGAAATTGGAGCTGATCCAGACCCTTCAACAATCAACGGATTACAGGCGGCAACTACCAACGGTTTCAAGGCTGTAGCTATCCCCGGCTCCCTCGGACGCAGTGTTGGCACTACTACCGGTCAAGGTTACGCACGAGTCCTACAGCGTTTCCCAGAAGGCGCACAACGCGTAAGAGTACGTATCCGAAACATCAACCCACGTTTCGATACAGCAGATTCACCGGCAATGAGCCTGAACGATATTTCAATCGGCATCCGCTCAGCAGGTGCAGGAAACTCCACTAACTGGCATACACTGGCCGCTACTGGAAGCACGGGAACAGAAGGGTACCTATCCCCTTGGATCACCGTTCCAAGTGATCTTGTGGGAGCTGACCTAGATGTTCTGATCGGTTACGGCTGGCAATCTGCCGAGGCTGTGCAACTGACTTACGGCACTGTCTACACAGGCGCTGTGGCAACAGACGCGCTGACAGGAACAGGCGTTAGAGGTTCGGAAGTACCGGGCTTTGTGGCTTTCGAAGTGGAAGCACCTTCTACTAAGCCAGTAGTTGCCGTTTTCGGTGATTCCATCTCTACCGCCGTTGGCTCAGCGGCACCTGTCTATTACTCATGGCTGGATCAGTGGACAGAAGGCAAGGGCATTATCCCTACGCACTGGAGCCATTCAGGAGACGCGGCCAGCACTTGGCAAGATCCGACCTCACCAAAGTGGAGCCTCTACGGTTCAGACATCGCTCTAGCCGATGCAGTGTTTTATGCCATGGGTTCAAATGACATCTTTGCGGCAACTACCCCGACACTCGCAGACATGCAGGAACGCACAATTACGGCTGTAGAAATCATGCATCGAATGATTTCACCCAACGTGTATGGCGTTACCGTGACTCCACGTAATGGCGTGACCGGAGCCGCCGAAACCCTGCGCAGACAGTACAACGCATGGCTTTCAAAGTCTGGGCTATTCCGTGACGTATTCGATTTGTCTGCTGTAGTCTCCGCAGATGACGAAACACTCAAGTCTGAGTATGACTCAGGAGACGGCATTCACCCGAACACGGCAGGTTATACAGCCATGGCCGCCGCAGTGAACAGGCCGGTTGTTTCGGTCTAG